TTCTGCCTTGAATGAAAGCGGCGGAGAATACCCCGTCGATCCTCAAATGCTTGAAATGCGGCAACGCATCGAAGGTTTCGAGAATCATTTCGCACAACAGCAGAACCAGCAGTTGGAGCAAGAAGGCCGAGTCGTTTCAGGTGTCATAAATGACTTCGCGACAGCGAACCCATTTTATGCAGAACTTGAAAGAGACATGGTTCCGATTGTTTCCGCTCTGCGTGAGAGTAAACCCGGACTTACAAGCGACCAATATCTTCAAATGGCTTACAAAATGGCCCTGGCAACCAATGACGAGGTTTCCGGGAAGATCGAGGTCGACCGCAAGGCTAAATCTGAAGCCGAGCGGATCGCCAAGGCGAAGAAAGACGCCACGGCGGCAAAGCGGGCCGGGGGAACTAGCATCAAGACCACTGGCGCGTTGCCAGCGGGCGCTGCGAAAGCGAAAAGTGTTGATGATTTTATCGGAGCTTTGGTGGACGACCGCATGACGGCCTAGACTTGAAAGGTCACTATCATGCCAGCTAATAGTTCGTTTACGGAAATCTCGGCGCTTACCTATCGCCACTTCAAGAACACTTATCTTGAAGATAACATCTCGAACCATACCGCTCTGCACCAGCGGCTGACGGAAAAGGGTCGCGTCGATCTTATTTCCGGCGGCTGGGAAATCCAGATTCCGCTCGACTATGCGGAGAATGGCACTTATCAGCGGTATAGCGGTTATGACACGCTCGACATCGCACAGTCGGAAGTGTTCACCGCTGCCAATTTCGCATGGAAACAGGTCGCCATCAACGTGGTGGCGTCTGGATTGGAAATCCGGCAGAACAGCGGTAAGGAAGGCGTTATCAAGCTTGTTAAGAACAAGCTGAAGAATGCCATGCGTACCGCTGGTAACAACTTCTCGACCGACATCTACAGCGACGGCACCACTGCCAACCAGATCAACGGTTTGCAGGCTCTCGTCTCGGATGCCGGAACGGGAACTGTTGGCGGGATTGTTTCCGGGACTTATACATTCTGGAAAAACATCCTTCAATCTGCGGCCAGTCCGTTGCAGGGCGGTGGGGCTATTACGCCAAGCGCGACCACCATCGAGAGTCTCATGCTCCCGTTGTGGCTCAACCTGACGCGGAATAACGACATGCCTGATCTTATTGTCATGGACGACACTTACTTCACGTTCTTCGACAATAGTCAGACCAGCATCCAGCGTTATACGAACGCGACCGATTTGAAAACCGGAACTACTTCGTTGAAGTACAAAGGCGCGGACGTGGTTTATGACAGTTCGGCGGCTGGAATGCCTGACGCTCATGCGTATTTCCTGAACACCGATTACATCGGTATTTGCGCCCATCGTGATGCGAATTGGACGGAAGTTCCCGAAAAGTCGTCGGTCAACCAGGATGCTCAAGTTTTGCCGATTATCTGGCAGGGCAATATGACCGTGAGCAACCGTTCACTTCAGGGTGTAATGAAGGCTTAATCGCCTTCGTTCAAACTCTATTTCCTGAAAGGAAATAACCATGTCTGACTATCAAATCGTAAATCCGATTGTCGGGATGCAGAATATCGCTGATACCTCGACAACTCAAAACCAGCCACTCGGGACCATTGTCCAGGCTGTGGATCGCGCTTCCACTGCCTACGGTGCCGGTGAGTTTATTTACCTCAAGGGAGTCGCATCGACTGTGCTTGGCTCCTTTGTGACGTACAATGCAGACGACAATTCAACCGCGCTTCTGGCTGCTAATGCCATCGGCCCGGTTGCCACCTCAATGTCGATCAATGTTGCCAGCCAATATGGCTGGTATCAGATCGGCGGCAAGGCGGTTGGCAAGGCCCTAGCCAGTTATGCTGACGATGGTCTGGTCTATGCGACTGCCACGGCGGGCAGCATCGATGATGCTGTTGTTTCCGGGGATCGCGTAAAACTTGCCATTGGTGCTTCTGCCGTCGATACCCCGTCGAGTGGACTCGCTGAATTCGAAATCCAGCGTCCGTTCATGGATGACGGAAGCTCTGCTTAACTTTAGTTGGAGGTGTCTCGGTGAGGCACCTCCTTCTTTAATTCCAAGGAGAAAAAAATGGTCGATATGATGGCGGAAGAAAGACATGGATTTTATGTCGATTTCGAGCTTCGACCGGAGGAAGACCGCGAGCAGACCATTGCTCAAGGAATGCCGATTTTCAAGGATGTCGAATTCGCTATCATCACGATGCCGGGCGGCGGATTGGTAGTCGATAAGCAGATCACAGACTCATTACTCCATGAGTGGCGGCACGGCGATAATCGGCGCAAACCGCCATCGCCGTTCGCTTTCACCGCCTACGAGGCGTGGAAAGAGGGCCGCGAGGCTCCCGTGAACGGAACTGATTTGAAGAACTGGCCGGGCGTGACGCCCGCGCAGTTGAAAACATGCCAGAACGCCACAATCCGCACCATCCAGGATTTAGCTTCGGCCAACGCCGATACAATCCGTAAGCTGGGCATGGGCGGCGTTGCGATGGTCGAGAAAGCAAAGTCCTATTTAGATTCTGCCGAGAGCAACAAGGCTTCCGAGGAGGTGGCATCGCTGAAGATCAAAATGGAATCCCTGGTCGAGGCTATTAACAAGAAAGACCGCCAGATCGAAGACTTGCTGGAGCGTCTTGAGAATGTTCCTAAAAAGCGTGGCAGGCCGAGAAAAGAGGAATAAATGACGCTTTTAACCATTGTCCAGAACGCATCCGATGCAATCGGCCTGACACGCCCGTCTGTTGTAATCGCTTCGGCAGATCAGAACGTCAGGACATTGCTGTCTATGGCGCAGACCGAGGGGCGGGAAGTGCTGGACCGTTTTTCGTGGCCTGCGACCCAGATAGAAGTCACTCATACGAGTCTGGCGGCTGAACTCCAGGGCGTTATCACGACAATCGCGCCGGGCTTTTCCTACATCACCAGTTCGACGTTCTGGGACAGGACTTTGACGCAGCCGGTGACCGGGCCGTTGTCGCCTATCGAGTGGCAGGCTTTGAAGGCCCGCACAGCGACCGGACCGTATTCCAGCTACAGGATATTTGGTGGGAAGCTCTACGCCTACCCAGCGCCCTCTGCGGGCAATACATGGGTGTTTGAATATCAGTCCACATATTTCTGTCAATCTGCCGGGGGTACGAATCAATCGGCGTGGGCGGCGGATACGGATGTTGGTGTTCTGGACGAGAACCTCATGGAATTGGGTGTCGTATGGAGATTCAAGAAAAAGAACGGGTTGGACTATTCGGAAGATTTCCGCTCCTACGAGCAGAAGCTGGCGAATGAAACTTCACGCGCGGGTGGCCGGAAGGTTCTTGATATGATTTCCGGTAACACTGCCGCTAGGGGAGTCTATATTCCAGAGGGCAGTTGGGCGTAATGGCTGATCCAGATTTCGATGAAATAATCTTGTCTCTTTTGCAGACTGAAGAGGGTCGTGAACTGTTAGATGAATTAGCGAGAGAACAAGGTGATGAAAACTTAGGTCAAGAAACTGGATTTGCGGTGCCGGGTGTTCAGCGAGAGGATTTACAGCCATCCGGTTCGGAAGTTTTGGCTTTCGGCACAGATGGGTTTTCCATTTCTCCTAAGATTGATATCAGCGGCGGGACGCGCGGCACAGAGATTCCCGTTGAAACTAGAGAAGGCCCGTCAAGTATCAAAAATAGCGAGTTCAATGTCGGGGGCCGCATGGGTGCCGTACTGGGTTTTCCAGATGACAGCAGATTAACCGGCAGCGTTGGCGGGCATTTTTTTAGAGGAAAGAATGAATTCAACGAAGATTTGCAAAGAATGTGGGGGGTTAATCCTGAAGAAAGATTCGGCTCAAGGGGAATTATTCCAACGAATTACGGTTTAAAATATGAGTTTGGCGATAATAATTCTATTAAAGCTGATTATACTCCGGGGGTTGAAGGACAGAAGGGATCGAATTGGCGGGTTGGTTTGCGTAAGAAATGGCGTTTTTAGGAGCAATGCCGTGGGGCTATCATGCGCTGTTCGATTGCCAATCCTGTCCGATTGAGAGGGTAACAAGTGAGGAAAATATCCGGGAATTCATCAATGAAATCGTCTCGGCCATTAAGATGGAATCGTATGGTGAACCGATGATCGCCCACTTTGCGACACATGACGCGGATGCGGCTGGATATAGCTTCTGCCAGATGATTGAGACCAGCAATATCACCGGGCATTTTTCAGACAAAACCGGTGATTGTTACATCGATGTCTTCAGTTGCAAGGAATACGATACGGATGTGGCGGCTGGCATTATAGACGACTTTTTCAGACCTGAAGAAGTGAAGATGAGATACTTTGAAAGGGGTGACTGGCGCTTCACCAAGAAAGGGTAATGTTATGATTACAGAAGAAGAAATCGCGAGACTGCTGGAGACAGAAGAAGGTCGCAGGGTTCTTGCAGCCCTAGCTAAATCGGGGGGAGCAGAGCCTGATGATTCTTTGCCTGGCGCATTCGTACCTGAAGACGCATTTACAGAAGGCGATCTTTCTATTAGCGATACTGATCCTATAAGTCCGACTATGGATGTTCCTACTCGTGGCCCACCCCTAGACGCAATCGGTGTTCCTGGTATTGGCGGTCAAATCGGCGCTTCTCCTAATATTCGAGGTGCGACTATCGGTTTGCCCCCAGAGATAAGCGGTATCAACCCCGTGGAAGAAAACGAAAAAAACAGACGCCGTATGATGCAGCTGCTTATACCGAGTTGGGGTCAGAGCTTGGGGATGTATTAAGTAAATGCTCCAGCCTCTGATCGACAATTCCAGAAAGACCGGAACCTCCCAAAGCGGGAGTATCCCGGCACCTGTCCGGGGCTGGAACGCGCGGGATTCTCTGGCAAATATGCCGGAAGATTTCGCGGTCGAGTTAGAGAATATATTCCCTAATCTGACAAGCTGCGATCTCAGGTCCGGTTTTCTGTCCCACTCAACCGGCAACGGGTCAGCGGCTGTCGAGACTCTGGTGGAGTATGCCGGTCCGGTTACCCGAAAGCTGCTATCTGCGGCTGGATCGGTGATCTATGATTCTTCCGCCGAAGGTGCCTCCACATCCATTGCGACGGGTAAATCGAACGCCAGATGGCAAACAACGATGTTTGGCACATCCGGCGGTAATTTCCTGTTCATGGTCAACGGTGCGGATGCCCCGATTTATTATAATGGGAGTGCCTTCGTCACTCCGAGTTTAGCGAGCGTTACTGCGACAGATATCGTTCACGTTGCGGCCCACCAGAGGCGTCTTTTCTTCGTCTTCAATGACAGTCTGATTTTCGGCTATTTGCCGGTGGTTTCAGTGGCTGGAACCGTCGCCACATTCGATATAGGCGGCATATGCAGGAAAGGCGGTTATCTCCAGGCCATTGGATCGTGGACGCGCGACGGTGGTGCCGGGCCGGATGATTTATTCGTCGCCATCACCAGTGAAGGCGAGTGCATCATATATTCCGGGAATGATCCGTCTGACGCGGATGCCTGGAATCTTGTCGGCGTATTCAACATCGGAAAGCCAATCGGGCGTCGGTGTATCGAGAAAGTCGGGGCCGACCTTATTGTAACGACCCAGGACGGCGCGATATCTCTAGCCACTTTCCTGCCGATTGACCAAGTCGGGAGTCTCGGGCAGGCAATCACTACGAATATCCAGAACGAATTCATGGCGTCTTCTAGATCGTATTCGACTGTTTTCGGCTGGCAATCTATTCATTATCCGCAAGGTTCGTATTCTCTATTCAATATCCCGCTGACCACGACGGAATCCGTGCAATACATTGCCAATACTCAGACGGGGGCGTGGTGCAAATTCACAGGGCAAAATGCCGCCTGCTGGTCATTGTTCAATGGTGATCTGTATTTCGGCGCTCAAGATGGTGGCGTGATATACAAGGCTGATACCGGGGTCAGCGATAATTCCGCCAATATAG